TCAACGGCGGCTTCTCTGACATGCTGAAGCAGGCATTGACGCACGAATCGGCTGAAATTGGGCAGCCGATCGGCAATTTTGGCGGTATGTTCGTCTAGGCTGATGGTCTTATTCGGGGCCATGATGGTCCTAGACTACAGTAGTATAAGTATGTATGTATGCGTATGTCTTGCAGTAGCCTATCAGCGTCTTGGGCCTGCAAAGCATCGTCGCCTGCGACGAGGCTAGAGGAGATTAAGGTGCTGGCTGGGCGGTTTACTTTTTACACTATGACTTTCTCGCAGGCGACATGGCAAAGAGCGACTCTTTCTTTATTCGAGCAAAAATCAGCGGACTTACTGGCGGGGCCTTTGGGCAAACCTCCATCGATCTTGGGGCTTACGTGGACGCCCTCGGCAAAAGCGTCCTCAGGCTACACCGGGTGTCCACGCAATACAACTTTGGCAACTTTGACGCCCCAACCTGCAGCGTTGCCAATGGAGAAGCACGTGCAAGTTGGCAACTCACCACCCAGTCTCAAGGCGCCTTGGTTGATGCTACCGACAAGAGCGTAATCAGCACCGGAAACTTTCAGAGCGTGAACGCCACTGCTGTCGCCAACCACTACTCCTTCTCAACTCAAGACGTGGACATCAACCCTGAAGACTGGACGAACGGCTACCTTGTTGGTGTCGAGCAAATCTACCTTGGTGGTCAAGCCGTTAACTTTGAATTAACCACTGATGTCATCGTTGTTCTGGAATGCACCGTTGAAACTCTGTCGTCCAGTGCCGCCATGGCCCTCGCATTGAGCCAACAATGAGGTGGCTCATTTGTGCGAAACCTGCAACCTACTCCGGCAATTGCTGATTGACCGAGGGATGAGTCCTTCTCTGGCGATGGCGATAGGGAGTTCCGTTGGCGAGCGTGTCGAGGAGGCCGTTCCGATCGTGGCGACAAAGGCCAAGAAGAAGGTCTCTGCATACAACCGCAAATACAAGGCCGCTTTCAAGAAGGTGGCTCCTCGATACAAACTCAAGAGCGGTAAGTGGAAGGCTGGCGGCTTCAAGCGAGCGGTCAAGGAAGCACACAAGATGGCCGGGGGGAAGCGTAAGTGAAGCGTCGAACGTTGCGAGGACAATTTGTCGAAGGCCAGAACAAACGCCTCATCGTGGATGATGGACGCTTGAACCATGGTTACAAAGTGGTTAGATTTGTTGCCGTTGGCGACCCCGGTTCATCTGGTAATGATGCTTATGCCGTTTTGTCATTGGATTACGATTCACCCGCAGTCTGGGACTGGGGAGATAATCGCCAGATTGCATGGTCGGGAACGCCCATTGATGGAACTGGAGGCGTTTCTAAATTCTTCGAACTTGTTGACCCTGATCATGTGGTGATCATGGATTTGTATATTCAAGGAGTAGTCGGTGGCGCAGGTGGTTCATCTGTCATCAATTACTTCATCGAACTCGAACCTGTTGAACTCTCAAACGACCAAGCCATTCTTACACTGATTAAGGAGCGGAGCCAAGATGACCTCAGATGAAACCACCGTTGAAGAAACTGCAGTTGCACCGAACCGAACGCAACGGTTCGCCTCCTGGCTCATGGAGCGAGAAGAGCGACGCCAAGAGAAGGAGTCAAACCTCGAAGGCCTCGTCCGGTTGAATGTCCTGGTCTCCTTTCTTACTCTCGGCCTCGTCGGTGGTTTTGAAACTGTCCGACTTGTTGTCCAAATGATCCCCTACTTGTAAAGCGGCGTTCAGAGAACACCACCAATTCTCAAGCAACCATGCCGCTGGTGCGTGGAACTCGTCGGACTTCATCGTGTCCAGGGTGCCGTTGATCATGTCCATGACCGTCTCAACGAGGACACGGGCTTTTTCATTCATCGAAGCAACACCTTTTGCAAACGTGCGGAAGGTTGAGCGAGCAGTTTTCTGAATCAGAGCATTGGTATCGCTTGCAATACGGGCATCGGTAGCACATCAAGCACACCGACCGTTAAAGTGATCGTGCGCTGAGCAGTCGCCGCCGCATGATTTCCGAACATCGGCGTAGTCGGGCCACTGCTTCGGTTCAATGAACTCCCACCACTGAGAGCATTTGCCACATCGAAGACCACGAATCACGCCATCACCAGGGCGAGCATGCCAGGGCACGACATTGTAGATCGGTTTGGAGTCCGGTTCGGGCATAGCATTGGCTGGTCGGCCGAGCGTCTTGCCGCAGTCGCAAAAGAAAGTGTTGACCTTTGCCATCATTCCGACCCCCAACAAACAGGGCACACGCCTTTGGTGTGTAGTGGGTTGCATTTGTCCTTGGTCTCGCCCCAAATCCTCGCACTACTTGGTGCGACATGCTCCTCAACGGCGGCTTCTCTGACATGCTGAAGCAGGCATTGACGCACGAATCGGCTGAAATTGGGCAGCCGATCGGCAATTTTGGCGGTATGT